TACCCGACTCAACTACGCCACCATCCGCCACGACTCGTGCGGAATAGGCGTTAAATATCCCTTGGGCATAATTGGAACGATTGATTCCAACGCCCAAACCTATGCCCATTCTCATCAATAGCCGATTACTGAACCCGATGAAATTACAAAGCCCGTAATTTTAAGTCCGTTTCCTGCGGGTAGATATGCGCCCTGTTTGAACGTAACGCCACTCATACCACGAGCAGACAACACGTTTACTCCGTTGATTGAGAATGAAGTGAAGATTGTATCTTCTTGTGGAATTACTGCGTTGTATGAAACGCTTGTTGCAGTTCCAGAGCCGTGACGGGTAAATGACCCTCCACCTGCGATGATGTCAGTAGATGAACTCATATTGTATAGATTTTTTCTGTTAGTGTTGGTGTGTATTGCGTACTAGTGTTTGTTGTTTCAACTTTGAGAATACCTGTTTCACACAGAACGCCACCGCTTGTAGAAACGCTGTATTCGTGTTCTCCTTCTAGAAGTGTTGCAGTAGTACCCTCGATGAATTGAAATTGATTGTAGCGCTCTGTATGCGCTGAAACATCGCTTAAAGTTCTAGTGACTTGAGTGAATGTTTGTCGATGCGTGAACGTAAATACATAAGACGAAGCACTTGCAATCTCTGTGAGTGTCAAGTACCAATACTTAGTTTGTCCTTTGTTAATAGTAAGCATCTTAAATGAATAGCAACGCAAAAAAGATGTAACAAAAAAGGGAGAGCCTAAGCCCTCCCCATTTCGAAAACTAATATGAAATCAAGAACAACTACAAATGTACGTTAAATTCCCAACGCAGTAACTACGCTAGATTGTAATTTGTAGGGTGCTTCTGCTTCGATTGCTGACAAAGTCACTTCGTAACCATTTGAATCGCCCATAGCAGTTCCGCTATTTGCAACCATTGCAGTCACGTCGCATCCGTACTCGTTACCCACTAACCAACAAGCGTCGTTGTTATCTTTCACGATTGTGTAAGTACGACCTTGTGCGAGAAGTTTCATCTCGTTTCTTTTGGTAGTAGACAAGCGACGCAATTTGAACGCTACGTCACATTGGTTGAAAGTAGTACCGTTCTCGACGCTCACGTTTGTAGTGATTGTCATAGAACCTGTACCCTTTGGCAATTCATAGTCATAAACATCACCACTTACGACGGTGGTTGCAGTAACTTCGCCACTCGCAATAGTGAATTTGGAAGCAGTCCACGAAATCAAGTGGATGCTTTTGATACCTCCGATTGAATCTTTACAATCTAGAGTGAAACCTTGAGTGAGAAGACAAGCCATTGTTTATGATTTATTAGAGGGTGAAGTAAACGATTTCGGCAGGGAATGCAACTTGTACACCGTAAGAGAAAGTAGTACGGAAACGAACTTCGTCGTTGTCCTCGGAGTACCACAATTTGTACTGCTCTTCTTCATTTGCCAAGTCAGTACCTACGAAGAAGTTGCTCAAAGAACCCATAGCCAATTTGTTTGTTCCAGTCAAACCACCTACGGCAATCAACTTAACGTTTGTACCAGGATAAACCAATTCCATTGACTGAGGAGCGTCAGCAACGTAGTGGAACAAGTTAGCGTTCTTCAAGTTTACCAACATCAATTTGAAAGCATCAACACCCAAGAAGCAAACCAAGTCAGTTTTGGTAGCAACGCGAGATGGCAACTGAGCGTACATCTGGTCGATGATATCGTCGATGTTTGTGTTGCTGATAGAAGTGAAAGTAGTAGGCGCACCGTTACCCAAAGTTGGAGAAGCACCAGAGATGATTTTTACGAAACCATCGAAGCGGTTCAAGTTAGGATTTCCGCTAGTGGTATCACCTTGCCACATAGCAACTTCTAAAGTATCGGCAATAACAGCAGATTTCTCAGCGCCTATTTGCTCTTCAAAAGGAATCATAGTGGGAGAACCTGCCATAATTTGAGTTTGCATCCATTTAGCCTCAAGGGTCTTAGGACACAAAGTCTCTTCAACTTTTACAGGTCCTACGGTGATAGTACGCTGTGTGAAAGTAGTAGAACCACTTGGATTGTAACCACAGCCATCGGCTTGGAAGAAAACGGTAGAAGCCAACAAGTTCAAAGTTGCAGATGATTTCACACCTACTTGAACTTGACCAGCAGTTTGCAAGGTTGAAGCGGTTTTAGAACCGAACAACGCTTTTACCAACAAGTCGGTAGATTGCTCATTGGTGTAGTTAGCGAGAGAAGATACAACGAATCCCATAGTATTTTGTTTGTTTTTTTATTTGGTTTATTTTTTAAGTGCGTTTGCAAATTTCTTCAAGTTCTCAAATTGAGTCTCAGTTTTGCTAGGTGCGTGAGGCTTCTTAGTAGGCTCATCGCTAGGCAAGTCGATTACTTTCTCAACCAACTCAACTACTTTTGACATTGCTTCTTTGTGAGAAACACGCTCAGCAATCAAAGACTCGATAGAAGCAGTCAAACTAGCAATTTTAGACTCAAGGCTTTCTACTACTTCGTTGAAGTGGCTCACGGTTGCAAACTCTTCTTTTGCTTCAACTGCGATTTCTACTTCTGGAGTCTCCATTTCTGGCTTAACGATTTCAGTTACAACACCATCAAGAGTAGTCACCAAAGTTCCGTCTTCAAGTTCGTGAGTTGCATCGGGTGCTGGAATATCGCCCTCAGCAGTTTCTACCATTACAGCAGTACCTACAGCGAGTTCACCTTCCCATTTTACAATCGTACCATCTTTCAAAGTTGCAGTAGCAAACTCGATGGCTTTTTCTTCTTCAAATCCCAATAACGTGCGGACTTGTTTCAAAGTTTCTTTTGCGTTCATCATAGTAAAATATATTTTGTTGTTTAGTGTTGCAATTTTATTGACCATCCCATTGAGACAAGATGCGCTTGAGTTGCTCGATGACTTGTAAGTCTTCGTCTACTTCACTCACAAAATCGAATACTCCTTCTACGGAGAATCCTTTGAACTCACCCGCTTTGACTTTTGCCCACACATCGTCATTGTCTATTAAATAAGACACAAACCACGAGCCATCTGCTACGTCTTCGTATCCTTTTGGAGGCATTACACCACGCTTTCTATCGACGATGTATGATTCAAATAGAGATACACCCTCTTCGATTGGAGTTTTGTGATGAGCGTTGACGCTATCGTACTTGTTTGACCTTGCCCATTTTTTAGCAATCTTGAAGATAGACTCTTTGTCGAATACAACGTAGTATTCACCACGAATCGCGTCACGACGATAGATTGGCATATCTGCAACCATAGCAACGCCACTCACAATTCGCTTCTCTTCGTCTTGAATTGCAAATTTCTCGCTCTTCATATTAAGAGTTTTCTCGCAATAGCGTAACATCTCGTCACCACCCCACAGCAAATAGGAGATAGTACCACAAGCCTCGATATCATCTGCGTTGTAGTAGGCTCTCGCTCTAGACAAATATGAGTATGTACGCTTGATGGTTTCAAGTGACAAATTCTCTTTGTTTATTAGTTGATTTGCTCTCGCTTTACCTACTAGAGTAGCGCACTTATTGCCGACTTTCTCGTTCAAATCTATACCACGTTGAGCGTTGTCGATTGCGCTTTGTGGATAGTCATTATAAGTTTCAAACTTGACTCCAATTCTTGACAAGGCTTTCACTACATCTGGATTGTTGTCGTAGTGTCTAGTGATACCTAGTTCTTTGATTTTTGCAATCTTCGCTTCGTTTGAACCAGTAGCGTATATGTGGTTACTTGGCAAATTGATATCAATGTTCTCTTTTGAATCACGAGCAGAAATGACATAGACTTCATCTCCGTTCATAATAGATTGAAGAATTGCTTCTTTCCCTTTTGCAGTAGAACCGACACCATCCCAATCGTACGAGATTTTTGCAAAGTTTGAAGCATCCCAAATCGACGCACAAATCGCGATGGCTTGTTCTGTTTCTTTGCCTTCGTCTATCACGTACTTAATACAACGTGACATAAACTCATCTTCACTCTCGCTCTTGTTTGGTTCTACAAACTCTTGATTGAATGCTTGAAAGTCTCTTTCGACTGCGGGTGCTTCAACAAGTGACACAAAGTCAATTCCTGTTTCTTCGTCAAACTCATTGATGTCTAGTCGATAGATTGGTAGATTCATAGTCTTAAATAGCGTTTATTTGACAATAGATACTTTTTTGTTGTTCGATACTCGTTGTTGTGTGCGAGTGATGTCACCTTCTAGAACATATACTCGTTGTTGTTGAGTGAGTTGTTCGTTGCCTCCTTGTTGTAAGAGTGAAGATGTTGTTTGTGGTGCGCTCATTTGTGGAACTCCTCCACCATTTTGTTGACTTGCTTGTTGTGTATTGAACTTTGTTGATTTGAGTTTGGCGATTTGAATCGCACCGAAAGCACCTGCGAGACCTGCTTGTATGTAAGGGTACGCAGGAACGACAGCCGTGATAGGTGATTTTTGAGCCGTTGTGTATGCGTTTTGAACACCCTCGATTGTAGCCAAAATAGTAGACGCAATTCTCAACGCTTTCGCGAAGTTGAATGCTCTTCTTTGTGACTCTTCATCTTGACGTGCGAAAGTCTCTGCAAGTTCTGCGCTTATTTCAAAGAATCCTTGAGCGAAGTCGATAAGTTTGTCGTAGTGCGCTTTCATCAACAACTGATATTTCTCAGCCTCGGTGTATTGACGTTGATAAGTTTGTTCTTGTAAGTAAGTCTTTGTTTGCTCTCCGAATTTTACCTCGTCGACTTGTTTTGCAATTCCTTTTTGAATGTCTTTCAACTGCTTGTTTTGCAATTCAAGACGCTTGTATCCATATATACTATCAAGCAACAAGAGCGCTTCTTGATTGTCTGCGTATTCTTTGCGAGAGTTTGCGTACCATTGTCTCAATGCGAGAAGTTCTCTATCTGCTTCATCCGCTTGAAGCATTCTCAACTCTTGATTTAAGGCACGAACTTGATTCCGTCGCTCTTTTGCTTTATCATTTGCTTCTTTTGCTCTATCTGCGTTATACTTTTTCTCTTCTTCTGCGAGAATGGCGAGAGCGTTCTTCGTGTCGTCAATAATTTTACCCCACTCTTTCTCCTTGTTTTTGCCGTAGTTCTTACGCGCTTG